GATTGTGCATCTCGGAGAGATCGGTGATGACGAAAAGCGAGAGCCCCGAAGCCATCGGTTTCGATCCAATGATGAGGGGCGCGGCGAGTCCATTATCGTGATAATAATGCCATTGATCGAGGAGCGCGTTTAGATTGCCGCACCAGGAAGAATTGAGACTCACTTTCAGCTCGATCTTGATCAGCTCGCTCCCGGCCCATTCGAGAAGCGGCTTTTGCAGATGCACCATGTGCGAGCCGTAGCGGCCGGAATATTTCCGCCCGATCTCGTTAGGCGTGTGGATGCGGCCTAACGCGCGACCGAAGATAATGGAGCCGTAGAGACCTTCGATCATTGCTCGTTGTGGGTCGCCGCCAATGCGAGCACGGCTATTTGGCTTAGTTTCCCAAGCAGATTCTGAACCTCCTCGCCACCCGTATTTCGCAGCCAGTTAATTGTCGCGCAGAGTTCGTCCTTAGTTGCGAAATCCGTCTTACCTAAATCCGACCATTCCTCCGCGACATTGTTGACGATCTGCATTGCGCGCTCCGGGCTGATTTCGATGGTTCCTGCTTTCATAACTTAGGTGTGCACTCCGTTCGCGTCAGTGTGCACGCCGCTCGTCGTCATGCCGCCGGTGTGAGTAATGTCGCCGTCAATCTCAACCGTGCCTTGTAACTTGATGTTGGGCGCGACCATGTTCAGGAGTCCGCTCGATTGCAGCGTGAGAGTGCCGGCGTCGGACTTGATCACGATGTTGCCCTGACATTCGAGAGTGATGCCGCCTTTCAAATTCCAAGTCAAGGTGCCGTTAGCGGCGTCGAACTGAATCACGCTCCCATCGTCGTATTTCGTGTAGTCCAGATTTGGATCAGTCACAGGCGGCGGATTGTTCGAGGTGTAAAAACTGCCGAGCACCATGTAATCGGCCGTGCCGTTGGGCAGCTTGGCTACGACCACGTTTGTTCCGAGCCGGGGAAGCGCGAAGCTCTGTTTTTTGCTCGCAGCCGATTGCAAAACTGGGATTGGCTTGCTGATGAGCGGCTGGTTATTGTGATCGACCAAGTCGGGAAAGATGACCCGCACATTCGCACCCGTGGCCGTGGGCACGACTTCAGCCACGATTCCGATTCGAATACTCGATTTGAACCGATTGTCCGGCGTTTTGGTGTAGCCGGTCTCGCCCAGATTTCGTGCCATCGCGTTTCAGTATCCCACCAAACAACGCCGGATTTCCAGTGAAGTATTATACATGGGGCCGACGACGTGCTTCGCGCTTTCGATGAAATATTTGCCGTCGTAATTTCCCACTCCGACCACGTTGCACGTCATCCCGGCAGCGATCAACGGGTTTCCAAGCGCAAGATCGATGCTCGCAGTCCACTTATGTTTGTTTGCCTCGCGCACTGAGGACTTCGCCTTGCGCTGACCGGCCGCGGAGCCATCGTCGAGACTGTAATCGATTTGGGTGGGATCGGGGCCATCGCCAAACCGACGAGCGCCGCCATCGCCGCCGCCTTCACCCTCACCGCCATCCGATCCGTAACCGGGATCCTCGTTGATGTTATTGGTCAGGTTATCCGATATGTCGTCATCGGCGGAGAAATCTTCGTTCGTCGTCAGTCCCGTCTCGGGTCTGGCATGCTTCAATCGCGCTGTCTTGGTCGTATCGACGAGACTGGTGGTAAAATGGGCGCCAGTCATCCGGTAAGCCGGCACACCCGCAGGCGCGGGCACATCGTTGCCATACCAGAGCGTAAATTTTGCGGCAGCAGCTTCGTAAGTCTCTTCGTCGAAAATCACGATCGCGTTGCGATGAATTTTAATCGAGAGCTTCGCGTCCCGGGCCAGTTTCATGAGGAAAGCGAGGCTGCTTTCTTCCGTCTGCTCAACCCGATCGTAACGCGGGTTTGTGCTGCTCTGGTAATCGAGCGTCATCGAATTCTCGCTCGCGACCTGCTGAGCGATGCCCTGCAAAGAAGTGCTTTCCCAGCCTCGCGTCTCGTCGCTCGCTTTAAGAAACGCACTCGTTGGGATGGAGCTGCCTTTGATCGTGACGGAGTTGGCCGGGATTTCCAGTTCGACCGAATCAATCCAAAGCCGGCCGCAATCGAGCGAGAGAGCCGGCGCGTTGGGCGCGAGCCAGCGCTGCGCGATAATCGAGACATCGAGAAAGGTGCCTTTGTCCGGCATCCAATCGGAAATAAAATGCTTGTCCCGGTCGCCGAGCTGGATGCTGAGATCGTCCGCCTTTTCACCGTCGCAATTATCTGTGTACTCGAGAGTGACAAAGTAGGGCGCGAGCTTGTCGTAATAATCCGTGCCATTGAGAATGAGCGATGGGCGGGCGCTGCGGACTTGGGTAATCATGAGCCCGTGACAATCGAAGCGTTCTTCCAGGGCACGAGCGGAATGACGGTTTGCACCGGCAAGTCCGGCACGACGACGTAGAGGCCGCCGGGGAACTCGTTGTAATCCTGCAAGCCGGGATTAGCCGCGATCAACAAATCCTCGTGATGATCCGAGCCGCGCTGCATCCCGTAAACGCGGAGTGAGATCAAGTCCCATCGATCGCCCTGCACGGTGGTGTAGAGCTTCGTGCCGGGCGGGAATAAGAGCGGGTTGGTGATAAGCGGCGGCAGTTGACCGCTGAGTGGAACATAATCGAGCCCGACAGAATTCCCGGCGAAAGGAAATGAAGCGCTCTCCAAAGGAATTCCAAGATCGAATCCCACGTCGGCGGCGCTGTAGGCATAAGAAACAGTTTCAACCCCAGAATTAACCGCCTTGAAGAGCGTGACGTCCTGAGCGCCGAAAGCAAAGTCCCCGCGTCCCAGGGAGGCGACATAACTGAGAACAAGCTCCCCGTCGTCGCCCGTGAAACCATATCGCGCGTAGGCAACCGCGACGCTGCGAGCGACGAGAAGACTTACGTTGCTCGCGCTGTAGCCAAAAGCGCCGGCATCGATGTCCAGAAACTGACTGCTGTTAAACCCGACGCCATTCGTGGTGTAGGCAAAGGCCGTCGCGGCGACATGAACGGTGAGGCCAAAGGTCGTCCCCACCAATGGGGCGCCGAAAGCGTAATTGGCCGAGGCGACCGGCAGTCCGATCCCAAAAACGACGGCCGCGCCGATGAACCCGAAACTCGCTTTGACGGTGCTGAGGGCGCGAGCGACGCGCACGAAAGTCGGGATTGTGCTGAATCGGTAATTGACCGCACTCGGAGCCACCTTCCGGCCAAAAGTGAGCGTTACATCGTTGAAGGTGCAGGCGAAATTGCTCGCCGGGATGCCGCCAAGCCCGGCGTTGATACGAGCGAGATGAAAGGCCCACGTGCTGGCCAGATCGGGATCGGACAAATCGCCGACATAAACTTCCGCCGCCGGCTTATCGCTTTCCGTGACGGAATAACAGAAATCGTCGCACACTTGCACGAGTGTGGGCGTGCCGGTGTAGGCGGAGCAGGCCAGCTTGTAGCTGCCGCTGCCGGGATAATCGCCCCGCATGTGAGCGCAGGACTCGAAAGCCTGGCAAGTGCCGGGGCCGACGACGGGCGTGACGACGCCAGTGTGCGGCGGACACGTCGGCACCTGGCCGTTGTAAAGCGAGCTGAGCGTATTCGGGAGCAGCGCTTTCCAGTCGTTGATGATGTTGTTCTGAACGATCGTGCCTTCGGTCGGATTGCTCGTGGCTGTCGCTTCGTAGAGATCGTTCCTGGTAAAGAAAATCGCCATGCCGGGAAAGGCGTTCGAATACATCGGCACGATAGCCGCCCAAACCGCCGTCATGGCGGTGTAGAGCTGCGAATAAGTGCGGCCGCCACGCGTCGTCGTGCCATACCCGGCTGAGATGGCGAGCGCGTTCAGATTGGCGTAATCGGTTGTGCCGCTCGAAACGATGAAGGAATTAGCCTGGCCGCCACCCGTCATGGCGATGTATTTGCAGACCGCCAACCCGCCGCTTCGCGCCGCGATGTGGTTCGTCAGGTCGGTAATCATCTGGCCGAGCACGCTCAGCCAATTAGCATCCCACGGGATCGGCATCGACTGGCCCGGGTAACGGTTATCGTCCACCAACTCGTAGGTGTTGACGTTAAAGGGAGCGGAATAAAGGAGCGTCGGCGTGGTGACGCCGAAGGCGATGGACAAGCCGTAGGTTTTGCCGTTGGCGAAACATTGATCGTGCAGAATGTCGAAAAAGCTCCAGTCGTAAACCAGCGCGGCGCCGGAATTGCCCGTCACCCAGTCGAGGGCGCGACCGGCGTAGCGATAACCGGCGCAGACCGGATTGGTCAATCCTTCGTCGCCCGTGATGTCCACCCCGCCACTTGTCGCCGCGGTCAATTTATACCAGCCGATGGGACCGGCCGTGGAAGTGGAACCGGAACCCGCCAGAGTCAAAGTACGCCTGACCCGCAGGGATTCAGCGACGCCGGCAAAGGCAAGAGCGCCGGTTGCGACGCTGAGCCGATGGCCGATCAAAAGCCCGACCGGTTTGCCCGTGAAAGCGAAGTGGGCCGCACCATAAGCCACCGCATAGGCCGTGAGAGTCGAGGCCTTCAGCTCAAAAGCCATTGCGCCATAAGACGTGCTCGTGGCCCAACTGGCGCTGATATTCGTGTCAAAGAAGTCTACGCTCCACTGACTGCTGGCGGCGAAGCTCGGCACATCGTGCGAGCCCGTGCCAATCGTATCCCACCTCGCTCGTGGCGTGATCGTTTCGTTGGCCGAATGATCGACAAATGCGAGCGAGCGATTATCCGGGTCGCCCGCGCTGGCAAGAGTGAGAGCAAGGTTCAGCCCGGAAGAATCGGGGGTTGAAAGTACGCTCTGGACGAAGCATCCGAGCACGCCGGAAGTGGCCACATCCGTTCCCGTGGCATCGAAAACCAGCATCCGGATGCCATTCAGAGCGGAGCTGTAGACTGCCGTGATCTGAGTGCTGGCCGGCATCGAGCCGACGAAAGCGGCGAAGACCGTGATGCGGGCGCGGTTGACCCCGGTGGTGTTATAGATCAGGTCCGCGATCTGGACCCATGCCAGACCTGACGTGTCGCTGAGCGCCGGGATGGACGGCGCCACGCTGCTCCCGTGCGTGCCGGCGAAGCAGGCGATTAAGAGAGCGTCGGCATTCGGGGTAAACGCTCCCGTCTGGTAGGAGGAAGCGTTGACCGTCTTCCCCTGCGCATAGCGGTTAGTGACAACGATCGCCATAAACGATGGCGCTAACCGTCGCCCTACGGACCGATGGTCAGAATGCCGTTAACCTGGTCGGTATCGACGGTGAAAGTCTCACCTGCATTGACACTGATCGAGCTGCCGTAATCGATCCACCCGATCAACCCTTTTGTCGCCGACGTGGAAGGCGTGTCGTTAAAGAGCACGACGTAGCGGAAAGGACCAAACCCGGAGCCCGTTCCTGTGAGCACAAGATCGTCCGCAGTCAGCTTCGCCACGCCTCCGGTTTGCGCCCAGACCTTCGTGGTCAGCGCCCGGCTTCCCGAGACGCCGGTATAAGCGATCTCCGTGATCGCGTTCATGTAGGCGTTGGTCGCGACCGGAGCGGTATTGGTCAGCGCCACGGTGATCGCATCACTATCAAGATCATGCTCTTTATTGCCGAGCTGACGAACAAAGTCGTAAAACTTATTGAAGGTTGCCATTGTGTTTGGTTTCTGTGGTTAGAGACGTGGTGTGTGCCGAAAGGAAAATCTCAGGCATAGCCTGATTCAAAGGAAAGGCGGCGGGCGTCGCGGGTCGCGGACTTCAACTGCGAAGCCAAATCGGCGCTATATTTTTGCAGGCGCGATGCGAGCGAACGCTGTTCCGTCTCGCTCGCGTTGCCGTGGATCGTGATCTGCGGGCCTCCGATTGTGATGTGGGTATCGCCGCCGTTATTCGTCGCGCCGCCGACGCCGATGGCGCGGCTGGCATAATCGAGCAGACCTCTGGCGCGCGGACCGCCCGAGAGCGGGATAACGGCTTCCGGTCCACGCTCGGCAATCTGCAAAAGCGAGTGACCGCGAATGATTCCACCAGTTGCCATGCCGGGAATCTTCGAAGCAGCCTTGGCGGCGGAAGCGGCGGCTTGCGGGACTGCCGCTGTTGGGACGCTCGGTCTGACGCCGCCGAAACTTGGCATGTGACGTTTGATGAAATCGATCGAACTCGACCAAGCGGTTTGAATCGCGTGAATCGGCATCAGGATTTGTTCCAAGATCGCACTGCCGATTTCCTTGAAGACGCCGACGAGGATCGGCTTTGCCGTTTCGAACGCAGTCCTAATGCTATTCCAATTCTGCGTCAGTGCGTTCCAATAACCGCCGAGCAAACCCGTCATGGTCGCAGCGAGTTTGTTCCACCACTGGATGACCGATCCGAGAACCGGTATTTGTTTTAGCCAATTCCAAAATGCATTCCGAGCGTTCTCCAGACTGCCGAATTGGAGTTTCAGATAAACAAGTCCCGCACCTATTGCGGCAAGTCCCATGATCAACCACCCTACCGGCGTTAACGCGAGCGCCACGTTCGCCACCCCGACAGCAGCCGAGAACGCATAAAATGCCGGCACAAGTGCGGTGACAAGAGGCACGAGCCACGACGCGTTATTTCCGACGGATTTCAGCAAACCGGAAAGTTTATTGAGCGCGCCGATGAGTATGTCACCCAATGATCCTTGAAAGCTCTTCGTGCTTCCTGTCAGTCTTCCCATCATCTGTGCGAAGGCGGGACCGATGTTGCTTACCATGTCGGTCCAAGCTGCTTTGAGACGATTAAGTGCATCGCCTAACGGCCCTTTCAAAAACACCTCGAACTCTTTAAACGCTGGAATGCCTACTCTCTTGACATACTCCGCGATACTCCTCATCGCGTTGTTCGATAGAACCTTCAATTTGATGAGAATCGGCTCGACGCGAGGCAGAATGGCAAGCCACGCGTCGGACATTCTCGCGCGCGACTCCAGGGATGCCTCTCCGATCCGCTCGCGCATGTCGCCGATTGCATTGGCCAGGGCGTGAATTCTGCCTTCGGGAGTTTTGAGGGCTCGCGCACTCGCACCTGAGTATTTGACCACCATCTTCATCAAGAATTTGTAGGCGCCTTCCAAATCCCCGACCTTGGCCTTCTGCGAAAGTATTTGCTGCTCCGGCTTGGTTAACGAGAGCCCGAATTGAAAGAGCGGCCTCGCCATCCCGGTGCGAATCGCTTTGCCGAAGGCAAAGGCTGCATCCGGCAACATCGCCTGCGCCTGCGCGATGCCTTTGGTCGCAACCAGCATGTCACTAAGAGGACGAAGAGTGCCAACAATTTTTTTGGGCGAAAGACCTTGAAGCGCCAGCATTGATGCGGTCGCATCCAGAGCCTGCTTTGAAATCACCCCCTGCTGAGAAAGCGCCTCGTTATACTTATAGATTTTCTGGACGACCTGCTCCGTCATGTCCCGCCCAAGTTTCTGCATTTTGACATGCGTCATGAAGGCCTCGGTGATCCTTCGCGTCGTCGTATCGAGTTCCTCGGCCGCTTCATTGGCGCCCTCGAATATTTGGCTCAAGACCGTGCCGGCTCCAAAGGCCGAGAGACCGCCAAAAATCGTCGCGAATTTCAGAACGTTGCGACCGAGAGCGATCGCGGCCGCATTCAGACGATGCAACCTCGCTTGCGCCTGCGCCATGACGCCTTTGAAGCTCGACATGAACCTGGCCCCGATTGCGAAGACCGCGCTGTATTGTCGTTGACCGGCGACTGCCATTTTAATTCAATTTCTTTTGCCCGCGTTCGGCCGCTTCTTTTTCCTGCTCCAGTTGTCGGGCCAGCTCAAGCATGTAAAGCAATAACTCCGAGATCGGCAGCTCCATCCAGTATTCCACGCCACCCCCGACCGCTCGCGCCAAACGCATCGAGACGGAGCGCAGAAGATCGGTTATTCGTTCTCCGCGTCCGGCGAGCTGCCACAGGCTTTTAAAACTTCGAGCCGCAACGGCATGTAATAGCGCCGCGGCAGTTTCATGATCAACCCGACTGGCACGTTGGCGACGTTGGCCGCCAGAATGCAGTGGTAAAGATGTTTCATTTCCGGCAGGACGGTTTCGTTCTTATCGGCTTTGTAGAGCCTGTTGAACTCACGTTCCGCGCGCTGGAAATCTTTTCCGATCAGCGCATCGAAGTCGAAGATCAACTCCGAGTATTTCTTCTCGTCAAATTCGACAGGTGGATCGAAAACCAGTCGCAAGGGCGGCTGTGCCTGTTCAATCGCGAGACTCCGATACGCTTTGCCTTCAGATTGCGCCTCGTCCTCGTTAGGCGATGATTCCTCGCCCGGTTTCTTCAAGAGTGAGTCATCCATAAGGCGTCGAGTCTAGCACGGAATGGATACGCTGCTACAAGCCAATTTGTTGCCGAATCTGAGCCGCACTGTCCACCAGGGTCGAGCCATCCCACGAGCGGCAGATAGCGTTTTCCTTATCCACCTCGAGGCGCAACCCATCGTTGTGATAGATGCGCATCGAGATGACCTCATACTCAGTCTCAAGGTCGCCTTTCGTGCCGACTTCGAGCTTGCCGAAGTTGGTCGATTTGGGCGCCGTGTTGATGACGACGCGCCAGCCGTCGTGCACGATTTGGTTCGTCCCGCTGTCGTGCCCCTGGACGGAGGCCCAGCAATCGAGCTGCGCGCCGTTCTGGATCGTGGCGAAAAAGATGTCGTCCGTAATGCTGAGCCATTTGAACATGACGGTCATGGACTGGAAATGCGCCTGCACCGGCATCTCGATCTCGCCGAAGATCCCGGCGCCCTTGAGCTGATCGGTCAGGTTTTGCAGATGCGGCAAGGTGACATCGGCCAGCCCGATAAGCTGACTTCCGTCCTTGAACACATTGTAGTTCGATAGGGTGCTTGGAATTTGCATGGCGTGAAATCTCCTTTTGGTTAGGCCGCGGCGTCAGTGAAAAGATTGTCCACATACGGGACCCAATACTCGATGCGGAAGTCGAGCCATTCGGCCGGCGTCGGGACCGCGAGATAAATGTGAAAGACGTAGTGGCCGTTGAGCAACTCGGTCGTCGGGTTTTCGGATTGATCGAACTCGATCCGCGCGCCCAGAAGTGCTCCCTGATTGGAGAGCCCATCGAGCCAAAGCTGAAGCGAGTTGACGACCGCATCGATGAGGCGGCGGTTGCCCGGTTCGTCCACCTTTTGCCAGATCGTGAGCACAACCGTGTTGCCGATGTAATCGAACATCCGGCGCACGTTGATGAACATGTCCTTGACATCCGTGTCGGCCGGGTAAGCCGCCGTCCGGTTGCCCCAGGAACGCCAGCCGCCGATCCAGTTCAGCGCCGTGATCACACCCTGGCCATTGAGCATGTTGGCATCGAGCAGGTGCATTGAAATCTCCGTTCCATCTTCGAGAACGAGCGCATTCATGCGCAGATTTTTGTTTGACGGCGAGCAGTAAGGCAGGCCCTGACCGTTATTCACGTCGGTGTATTGCAGGAGCGGGCCTTGCTGCGAGGCGAAGTTGAAAATCTTCGTCCCGCTTGTCCCGACCAGGGCCGGCTTGCCGAAAAGCAGTTCCTGCCGCGGGAAGACGATGTTATTCGAGTTCTTCCACTCCAGAACGTCGGCTGCCTTGGTCACGACAGAAGTATCGACGTCAATCAAGCAGGTGCAGGAAAAGCAGCCGTTGATCGATTCCGATTTCGCTTCCATTGCGGCCGCCACATCCGGGTCTTTCGACCATTTCGGGCAGATGATCACTCCCGGGACGAGTGCGGTCGTCGGGAAAACGTTTTCGATCACTTCGAGGCCGAGCCGGGCTCCGGTTTCGGTGACAATGCCGCCGATCACGTCGGTGCCATCGATCGGGCTCGCGTTTGGGAGTTTGCCGCTGACCGTGATGATGGAATGATCGTCGAGAATCGCTCCCGTCGCCACGCGCGTGATGATCCAGGTATTGGCATCCGAAAGGCTGAGCAGATAATCGGTTCCCAGAACATAAGTCACGCTCGCGTCCGCGCTCTTGACCACGATGAGCCACGCGATCAATCCCTCCTCGGTATCGATCTGGCCGTTAACGAGTGTGAATTGCGTGCCGGAATAGGTCGTATCGCCTTCGGTCGGGTCGTTCACCGGCACATAAATGACCGGGTAAACGCCGAACTCGACGAAGGCTGCGTCCATGTGCTCGCAGAGATCGAACGTGTCCCAATCGCTCGAGAAGCCAAGCTGTGTCACTGCTTCGTCGTAGCTATTGCAGAGCACGGGTGTGTTGACCCGGGTGTTGCCGTCGAGAACGAGATGCAGAGGCGCCGCGCCGAAGACGACATTGACGCCCGGCACTGCGTTGACCGGCGAAATAACGCTGGTTGGTAAATCGGTCCAAGATACTCCGTGTGGAAATGGTCCAAGGTTAGATGCCATGAGTTTTGACTCCTTTTGATGCTGCTGCTGGTGCTTTACTCTGTCTGGCCCGCGTTGCAAGCCAAGTCTGAGCTTCCCGATAAAAAGTAACGTGTTTGCCGGATGTGCCGCGCATGTTGCGCGCAATGTCGAAATTGAGTTGCCGCCGCACGGCCGCGTATTCTTTCACCGGCACGAAGAGGCCGCCGAGCGCCGGGCATTCCTCGATTGCCTTGTAAAGATGCGGGTGAATGCCGTTGCGAAAGATGGTTCCGTATTGCAAGCCGACCGACGGCATGGTCGGGCCGCAGTAAATCACCTGGCCTCGAATCGGAGTCATCGTCTCGCTCATGATGCCATCGCCTCCTGTCGCGTTTCAAGCCATTCGCCCGGAATCGGAATCGAGTAGGCCTGGGCATCCCACATATCCGGCATCGGCCGCGTGGACGGCAGTTGCCAGTCGCAACTGATCTCGCCAATGAAATGCGGCCACGCTTCGGAATCGATCTTCCATTCGATCGGGAAGAGAATCGGGTAGGCATTATCGAGGCCGCCCTGGCCGAAACTCGTCAAGGCTGCCTTGGCCGTTTCGATCAGGTTCAAAATGTCCTGATAACCCTGACTGTCGGGATTCTCGTCGTAACCGACAAAGAGGATTCTGGTTGTGGTGCGGTCGAAGGCCATCTCGGCCGGCGCGTTGTTAATCTTGCCCCCAGTCGATTGCACGATGATGACCGGGACATCGGAGATTTTATCGAGCGCAACTTCGCCCGTGAGGGTGCGTGGGATGCGGCCTCGCACCACCTTGGGCGGCACTTTGTAATCGAGCGCTTCCGCCCGCTCCGTGTAGTCGTAAGGGACGGTCGCAGGCTGCGCCAGACTGACGGTCGGGTTATCGAGCCGCGTCCCGCCGAAAAGATTGGTCAGGAATTTGACGAGCGTGAGCTCCAAATCGAAAGCCGTGCGGCAGCGCACAGTCACATTGGCGGGTGAGATGGGCGTCGGCGTGGTCATGCGGCTTTCAGGAATCGATCGATCTGCGAATCGACGTTCCGGGCGAATGCTTCGCCCATCGCTTTATTCACGGCCGGCCCGACGCCGGGTTGAGTTGCCATGATGGGCGCGCCGATCGTGAGCAGTTTTTTGAGTGGGAGACGCGTGCCGCCTTTGCGCAGGAATGGGCCGACGAAACCACTCGGCATTTGCGCGACGAAGCCGTGCTTGATGAGTTTGCCGCCGCTCGTTTTCTTCACTTGCGCCCGGATCGGTTTTTTGTGGGCGCGCTTTTGCACCCCTTTGGGCGTGATCTTGAACTTGGCCAATTCCAGCATGCCGGAATCGGTGCGGACTTCACCGCCGAGATGCGAGACGCTCGCCCGGCGCACTTTAACCGGGATGTCTTTTTGCTTGATCAAATACTGTTTCCGAATCTCGCGCCGCAGAGTGGTGCGGCCGCGGTCGAGCGTGCGATTGATCGCGGCGGAGATCGCCTTTGGCACCGCGCCCTTGATGTGGCCGATGGCGCGCTCCAGCTTGGCAAGTTCTCTTGGATCAATCGTGATGGCGACCATGATTGGTTTAAGTGCTGAGCACTCCGGCTTGCGATCGGGTCGCGCTCAATCCCAAAACGTAGCAGCCTTCCTCATCCGTCACATCGATGCATTCCCAGACCTGGTTGGCCGGCGAATAGATGATTTCTCCCGCCAGCGGGATGCGTGGCAGATATTTCGCTTCGATGTGGCAACGCACGTCGCCCATGAAGACGCCCTGTATCTTCACCATCGGCATATCTTTCGAGCCTTCCTGATCCCAGACCACCGGCGCGTCAAAGATGGTGAAGCCTCCCATCCCGTCGCTGATCCGGAACTCGCGGGTGGTGGCCATTTCGGCCGTGTTCATAAACACGGTGGAAAGATCGGTGGCGAAGTTGTCGCGCAGCACGGTATCAGGCGAGTGTTAGACTCGTTAGGCAACGTTTCATTGTGAGAGTTTCTCCACCGAGATGCTGCAAACTCCGGGGTCGACGCTTCCGCCTGCATCGGGGTTGTCGAATTCGATCTGGAAGCCCGTCGTCGTTTTCGAGCCTGAAATCAGCGCGGGAGAAACGCTTTCTCCAGTGCCTTGCGTTGTCGTGTCCGCCATCGCGTGCACGTCGTAATTCGCATCCAATTGTGCGATGCCGAAAGTTACCGTGAACTTGGGCGAGACTCCGAGAGTGGTAGCTCGAGTGACATTCGAGATGAGGCCCTTAGTGACGAGCCCGCTGAGTCCTCCGTCGGCGGTGAAAAACGCCTGCCCGACTGTCCCGCCCGAGGACGTGTTGGTAACGGTGTGTGTGCTTGGGCTGTAGGAAAGATCGCCGGCAAACGTGACCGGAGTGAGTCCGCCAATTCCATTTCCAGCCATTACTGAGTTGCTCGTTCCGCTGGACGAGTTAGCCGCCGACGCCACCGGTGCGACTGTCAATTGATAGGTCGAGCCGAGAGAAGTCATCGCCGCGTTGATCGCGGCTGCGTTCTCAGCCAGGGAAGGCCCGGAAGAAGTTGTTTGGAAGGCAGCGAGGAGAATCGCCTTGCCGTCGACGGCAGCAAAGAGCGGATGGCTCGAGTCTCCCGTCACCGGCGTTTTCCAAAATGTTGAACGGATCGAGTTGGTCGACTGCGCGACTACAATGCTTCCAGAGGCAAAGCCGGAAACATCGCCGGTGAATGCCTCCTGATTTTGATCGATGAACAAAACGGGAGCGCCGCTCAGGTTGCCCTCCGCATTGGGGCTCGCGATCGTCGCGGGCGTGATCGTGCTCGGCGCGCCGCTCGTGAACTTAATCACCTGGATGTCGGTCGAGCCGATCTGTGACGAGCTACCGATCGTCAGCGTCGTGATCGTCCCGTCAGCGGCGACAAAACGAACGTGCGAGCCGTTGGCGGGAAAGTAATGATTCGCGCCAATGCCGATGTCGGGCGCGACGAGCGTGATCGTTTGGAGAGGCGTGCCGCCGTCGTTGTAAACGCTCTCGCAGGTGAGATCGATGGCGTGGCCGAACCAAGTCGTGCTTCTGACATAAGTTCCGCTCCCACTATCGGTCCGGGTGGAGAAAAGATTTTGCGCTGCCGTCCCTGCCGTCTGACCGGAGAGCGACGCCATCATTTGGTCGGTCGCGAGATCGTTTATGTCCCGCAGGATATATTGCGATTGCGGAAGGCTGGAAAAGGAAGTCGTGCCGCCAGTTGTAAGCGGGCCGCCTTGGGCGAACAAGTTCGCCGCGCAGCCTAACGAACAAAGGATGAGAAGCAGCCGCTTCATTGTCTCGCAGTGAAGGTGAGGAACACGACAAGTGGGGTGTTCGGTGCGGTTGTGCCGCTGTAGAGCGGTGATGTGGTCGCGGCTATCACGAGCCCGAGCGTGAAGTTGTCGATGACCTGTCCCGTGATGGGCAACGGGAGATGGCCGGGACCGGCCGCGACGCCCAAAGTGAGGAGCGGATGGGTTGTGCCGACAGTCACGTCGCCGGCACTGGCCGCGTTGTAGAAATGGAGATAGACAATCTGGGTCGGATCGGCATTGATCAGCTCCCGAACCGCGTTCAGGTCGCATTTCCCGCCGACCAGAACGGGGGTGCTGCTAATGTTGCCGGCTGTCTCACTCGACCATTCACCGGCACGAGTGCTGGCCAGTGAGGCAAGCAGGCAGATGATGACAAAGAGCGCTCGTTTCACGGTGTGCGCACAAACCATGCGGCGGTGACAAAACAGAGCCCGAGGCTAATCCAGTTCAGACTGCGGGGACCGCCGCCTGGAACCAAGGCCGGCACGATCGCACCGATACCAAAGGCGATGATGCCGAGAAGCAAAAGAATCTTAAATCCACTCATAAAAAGCTACCTCTTTTCAGTGAACCGGGCGCGGAAGTTGTCTTGTCCTTCCGCGCCCGATCGGATTATTTCTTGCCCTTTGCGGGAGGCGCGATCTCAACGGCGTTCGTACGGCGACCCTGCTTGATCGCTTCCACGATGTCCGCTTTGCTGTTCGCGCCTTTCAGGTCGATGCCCTCGTCATCGGCGAGACGCTTCAGGTCGTCGGACGATTTCGCGTTGAGCGCTTCTGTCTCAAGTTTTTCCTCTTCAGGGCTCTTCTTGAACGTCGGGCGTTTTGCTCCGAACGGACCGGCGCTTCCGGCGAGAGCTTCCACGATGCGGAAGCCGAGAATGTCATACGGCATCGGCAGCGGGCAGGAAGTGAGGCGATAAAACAAGTGCCCTTTTTCCTCGTCGGCGTAAACATACGGAATGCGCGCCTGCTGGTAAGTTACGAAATGCGGCGTCACTTGACCCGTTTTCTCCAACTGCGTGAAGGCGCCGTAAACGATTTTGTTTTGCACCCGAGTCGAGGCCAGGAGCACGAGATCGGGCGGCAGCATGTCGAAGAGATTGCCGGCGTCGTCTTCGAAGTAGTCCGAGTACTCGTAGCACTGCATTCCGTCAATCACGGTATTGAGGGTGAGCGCGTCGCTCTCGATCACCGGGTCGATGGTCAGCACATTGATGCGACGGTTGTCCAGAATCGCGCGGACGTTGGCGTTATTGAGAAACGCGGACCATGCGTCCGTCCCAAACAAAGCAACGTTCGGGCTGATGCCGCTCTCGCGGATCATATCGCGTTTCGACCGCTGCAAGTCTGCGATTGGGTCGCTTCCGCCAGCGTCCCATTTCGTCGTGACCGGGGTGTGATTGCTCACGTAATTTCCGGGGGAGCCGGCTTCGAGATAGCCAATCACCATCTGGTAGCCGTTATCGGCATTCACGGTGATTGAGCCGTTAACCAGGACTTCCCGGCACATCCATTCTTCCCGGCGCGTAATCGAAGCGTCGAGATCGATCGAATCCTGCAAGACCAGCTCGGCGGCGCGCTGCGCCTTCGTCTGCGGCTGGTAGATGTTTTCACCGATCATGCGCGGCTCCAGATCGGGCGTGCGCAAGGCCCGGACGGGCGCGATGCGCGGGGCGCGGAACACCCGGGTCTCAAAGCCCTGCCGCTCCATCAGTTTCCCACCGATGATCGGGGCGACGAAGGGCGCCATGCGCCGGCGACCGCGCCGGAAGTCGAATTCGATCAGGTCGGTCGGCGGGAATGAGCGGTCCTCGAAAAAGGTGTCGCGCAGGAAGGTTCCGACGAGAGGCCCTTGTTCGAATGGCGCCAGCAACGTCCTTGGTTCGTAAAACGGATTGTTATTCATGATGTTTTTTTCCTTTGTTCGTTAGGCTGTTTCGGAGCGTTTAGCTGACGGTGAGCACAAGGCTCGAAGTTGCGCCCGTGCCTTCGCCGTTGGCGGCGGAGAGCGTGATTGTGTAAGTGCCCGCCGCGGGAGCGGTGCCGGAAATCACATTTCCAGACAAGGTCAAACCGGCCGGCAGATTGGTGGCGAAAAACTCGTCCACTCCATTGCTGGCCGTGATCGTGTAGCTGAACGCGGTCGCGTGAGTGGCACTCGCCGTGAGAGAACTCGTGATCGCCGGCACGCCCGGAATCGAGCCGAGCGCCGGCATCCCAACCGTCGGGTCGAGATAGATGTTGTTCGCCCGCAACTGCGTGATGGCCGCCGCACTGAGCGCGGTCGGAGTCGTCGGCGGGAGCGCGTTCAGATTGCTCCACGCGTCCGCGTAGTGAATCCGGTTGGCGTTAAACGAACCCATGAGCGCGACCGCCACCGTCGGCATGGTCGGGTCGTCCTGCGGATCAGGCAGGTCCACGATGATGCCGATGAGATTGGCGTCGTCGGCCGCGAGAGCCGGCAGGACGTGCGTTTTGTCCGAGCTAAACTTGACGAGAAAGCCCGGCTTCATGACGCCGATCACTTGCGGCGAAACGTCCGTCCACGGGTAACGAATGACTTTCCAACCCGGATGCGGGTCGTGACTGAGAAGCTCGATTGGTGCGAATGAACCTAAAATAGGCATGGTTTTTCCCTTTCTTTTTTGTTGCTGCTAGTTGCGGCTGTGCACGGCACGCGCCGGTTTCCGACGTTCCAGATAGGCTTTGGTTTTGCTCGTGAGCAGGGAGCGGAATTCGTTCTCGCCTTCGCCTTTTCCGCCAGAATCGGTGCCGGGAATGCCGTCGACCTGGCTGGCGTCGGCGCGGCGATCGTCATGGCTGGACTTTTGCTTGCCGCCCTTGTCCATCGCTTCGATCAGCTCCGCAGCGATGTCACCGATGGTGCGTCCGTCGGCGATGGCAGCGGTCACGAGTTCGTGAGTCGCGGGCTTGTCGGCTTTCAACAAAGCGGCGACGCGAGCGCGTTCGATAGCGACCGGGTCTTCGTCGGTTTCGCTCTCAGTCTGCTTCGTGCTGGTTTTCTTTTCGCCACCATCCTTTTTTTCCTTCGTGGTCGTGGTGGTTTTCTTTTTACCACCGCCGTCCTCTTCGGTTTTTTCGGTCGTTTTTTTGGTGGCGGCGTCTTCGATCTCGCCTTCCTCTTCGATTTCTGACGTAGCTTCTTTTTTCATATTTGATTTTGCTTTTGGTTTGGTGGCGATGAACACCGGGACATGCTCGAAGCGCGAGAGATCAAACTCGCGATCGTTAAATTTGTAGCGGCCGTTGCCTAACGAGGCGGCGGCTTTGACCACTCCGCGCACTTCGTCTGCGAAACCGTTCGAAACCGCGTCGTCGGGAGACATCCAGGTCTCAGCCGTGAGAAGCGATTTGATTTTAGCCCGGTCGAGTTTGGTCCGCTTCTCGTAAATGTTGATCATGGACTCCGTCACCGTGTCCAAGGCGGATGCGGTCTGGCGCATGTCGTCCGCGTTGCCCATCACGACGCCGCTCGGCATGTGCACCATCATGGTGGCGTTCGAGCGCACGAAAATCTTTTGCCCTACCATCGCGATGATGGTGGCCGCGCTGGCCGCGATGCCATCGATGTAAACCGTTTTTGTGCTGCGATGATCGGCCAGGCGCGAATAGATGGCGCTGGCATCGAAAACCGATCCGCCGGGCGAATTGATGTGAATATTGAGCTTGTTCACGCTCGCCGGCAATGCCGCCAGGTCTTGCGCGAATTGCTTGGCGCTGACCGCATCCGGGTCCATGAAATCCGGCTCGCCGATAGCTCCGAAAATGAGCAGTTCCGCGCTGTTGGGCGCGTCGTCGTCCATCGCCATCCGGAAATCGTAAAATTTCTCGGTCATAGATGTCCGGCGAGAACTTCCTCGTTTTCCTCGAACCCAAGCAACGCCGCCGGCTGACCGGGGCTGGCCGGGGTGGGCGTGTTCGGGATAAGCGGGCCGACGCCGCCGCCGCGCTCGCTGACGCGATTGGGCGGGTAGATCATCTTGCGATCGTGATAAGTCTGCATCTCGACTGCGTTTTCATCGAGGTTGTCGCGCCAATCGCTCCCGTTCAGCTCCATCGACTCGCGTTCGATCGTGGAAAAACCGCACTGCACTTTTTGATCGGCCGCGGCCACTTCCTTCATCGGGTCCAATGAGCCAGGCGTGCTCCCGGCCCAGCCGCAACGGAGCAATGCGCGGCGCACAATCGGATCGTTCCAATCGCCGCTGAAATTGGTCAGTCGCCCCATCGAAAGGGCGTCGGCGAGCCATTCCTCGTAAACCGGCTGGCAGAGTTGCGCGATGACGAGCCGGCGATATTTTTGCACCCGTTTCCAGAAATCGAGCAAGGCCGCCCGGCTCGCGCTGTAGCTGGCGTTGTATTGTTTCAACAACACTTCGTAAGGAATCCCGACCGCCGCGCCGATGAACTTGGCCACCGCGATGGTGAATTCGCCGAAGGTCGATGGCGGCTGCGTTTGCGCGGTGAACTCCACCTTGTTGCCCGGCCGCATGAAATTCACGATGCCGGGTCCGAGCTGGACGTTGTAGGGATTGAAGGAAAAGATTTCCGCCTTCTGCTCCTCGGTCAGCATGTCGCCGAAAAGATTGGCGTCGGGAAAATCGCTCGTGATAAAGGCGGTGAAATAACTCTGGATCACCGCGCCGATGACGGTCGCATCCACGTAGCGGCCCATCTGTTTCAAGAGCTCAATCCCGACCGAAAGAATCGGCACGCCGCGACGCTGTTCCGGTCGCTCGGCCCGCATGAGCAAGACCATGTTGCGACGCCCGGTCTTGGCGCCGAAGGGCTCGACGCGAAATGTTTTCAGCGGCAGGAACGCCATCATCGGAGTGACCGAAAGCGGGTGCCGGTCCGCGATGTGGTAAGCGAGCAGTTGACCGTCGCTGCTCAATTCCACACCCGAAAAAATATTGAGCATCGGATCGTAGACGTTCGGATTCATGACCCGATCCGCTTCCAAAACGCGCAGCTTCAGTTCGAACAATCCGCCCGGCCGCGCGAGCAACGGGAACAGGACCGGGCAATCGCCGGAGAGCAACATCGATTGAAAAGCGACGCTCTGAAGCGTGTAGAAGGAATGCTTCGCTTCGAAATCGCATTCCCGCGGGTCGGAGGCCCACCAATCGAACTTCGTCTTCAGCTCCTTGTTGAGCTCCGCCGTTTTTTCGGGATTCAATCCGAGCGCGTCGCCATCGACTTTCGGCGCCGGCTTCAATCCCGTTCCGATGACGTTCGTGTCGAGTGTTTCGATCGCGCCGGCCGCGAGCGGGATTCCCATGAAGGCGTCTCGCGAGCGTTCGCGCAGAATCTGGACGTTGCGCCCGATGTCCGCGTCCGCATCGCCGCCCCGATAGAGCCAGCCGAGCATCGAATTTTTCGTCGTGCTCGCGCCATACTGACCGTAACCAGTCGTGCCGCCGCCCCACGGCGCCGGAAACATTCCGCTGGCATCGTTGCGAAAATCAGATCGGAGCGGTTTCCCGGTCACATCCAAAAGTGTTCCCGCGGGCAGTCGCCCGTTGCGGCTGCTTCCGTTGAGTCCTTTAGTCGTTAGGCTGCTAGACATCGCGCATTATGACTCGACGGGCCGTGGCGCGGCCGGTGACGACGGAAGGGACTGGCGGGCAACCGCAATATTGCTCGACCATCCGTTGCCAGTAATCGACGGCCACTTGTTGTTCCGCGGCGCTCTTGTAACGCACCCAACGGGTGCCGATGCCGTAACCGCTCGCGCCGCTACCGGCAGCCATCATTCCATCCATCGCTTTCGACAGACCGAGCTGCGCCCACGCGCAGGTGTAGGGAGACGGCAAGGGTGCATCGTCTCCCATTTTGATTTCGTTAGGCAGCGTTGGTGGCATTCGGTGAACCGCCGCGATAATATCCCCTTTCCATTTCTAAAAAATGAGTTTTAATTGCGCTCCATGCCAAAAGTCGCTTCGGCCAGGCGTGGCCCCGGTCGTCCAAAAGTCGGCGACATTAGGATTCAGTTCGTCGTCCCGAAGGCCGTCCTCGACGTGCTCATGGCAAGAGAAAGAGCGACGAGCATCGACCGCACGCGCATCGCGGCGAACGTTCTTTGCAGTTGGGCAAGCCGCGTCTCCGGGAAACGCATCTCGCCTTACGGCGCGTTGCCGGATTCCCGCTAACGGGAACCTTGCTCGGGAAGCGCCGGTGAGGGCGTGGCGCGCTCCATGTCTTTCTCGGACAAGTGCGCTTTATTAATCGGCTCGCGCACCGCCGGGACTTTGATGTCTGGATTGTCGCGCTGGAATTTATCCCATCGATCCACCGTGCGGCTCATGAAATCGA